CTGGATAATGCCGCGGCAGCGTCCTGCGGCGATAAACCTACATCAGATAGAGCCTTTTTTGGTATCAGTGTGCCACGCTGGAAGAGCGCGCTTTCAACGCCTGATCCAAGTTCCCCACGTCCGCGACCTAATGCATAAGCGGTCTCTTGAAAATCGAAATAGGGTTTTGCTGCGCCGTATGCGGCTCTGAAAGGGTTAACCGCGACACCGGCCAATGAGCCAATTGCAGTACCGATGGCTTTACCGATCTGGCCGCCGAATATCTGACCTAGGCCGCCGCCTATGCTACCGCCAACGGCGCCGAGCATCCCGCCAACATCACCCGCCGCAAATCCGCCGATCGCGCCACCGACAGCGCCACCAATACCAAATGCGTGAATCGCTTGACGCCGACTGGAGGCCCTTTGACGTGCGGCTCGTGCTCCCTCAACATAAGCTCTGCGCTGTTCACGCGCTTCTTCGACAGAAGCCCTACGCTGCTCTTGAGCAACTCTACGAGTTTCTTGGTCTTGCTGTCTTAAACTCTGCTGCCACCATTGCTGTTTAGAACGAATCTCTTTACCTTTGTCCTGCGCAGCCTTGCGATCAGCCTCTTGCTGTTTACGAAGCGCCTCCATTTTGGCTTGGCGCTCTTTGCGATCGATCTCTTTGTTGGCGCGATCAGCTTCGTCCCACAGACGCTTTTCATTTCCGAAATGCATCTTCCAGACGTCCTGTTCGACCTTGGCACGTTTCTGCCAGTCCATCAGGATCTTTTGATCGGCAGGAATCCCTGCAAAAGTGCTCGCAAGGCTCCCAGGCCCTTTGCCAGACGATGGCAGTCCCTGACCCTGGCCCCCACTTTGACCGCTTATGTTAATCGTTGGCACCGTCAAGCCTTGTTTGCAGCAGCTTTCTTCAGAATATCATGAGAGCCCGAAATCTCCGCAGCCCTTTTTAGGACCGCCGCGCTCGGCATCATATTCGCGAAGAACTTATCTCGCGCCTTTCCAAGCAGCACCGATTCCATACGCTGCTTCATTTCAGGATCGCTCAACGGCTTTGGCTTACCCGGTCGGACAAACTCATATTCATCCGGGTTTTCCTGGGCGTACATCTCTAAAATAAAGTCCAACTGAGCTTCTGTGTGTTTCATCAGCTCAGGTGAAAACGGCGAGATGTTATTGAGGATTCTGCTGACTTGCCACAGCTTCCTGAGCAGCGGCCTGTCCGTTGGAATCCCCACCCTGACGAAAGGTGCGCAGGGCTTGCATGAAGCCCTGCCAAACCTCGATTGTGGTTACGACCTTGTCACGGGGAAACTTCTCGGAATTGACCACGGGGCCAGATGGAGTTTGCTCAAACGGCCAAGGATCGCTGGCCTTGTTCAACAGCACATCGAAACACGCTGCAGCTTCCAGCGCCGCCTGAGCGGTGTAAGAAAGGCTCTGAGTACCATTCCAGGCCGGGTCGATTTTCTTGTGAATGGCCTCTTCACGCGCGCCGAGCCTGATCTCGTCATAAAGATCAGGGATTCGAAATTCATAATCCCCGCTTGCGTGTTTGACCACGAGCGTTGTTTGGAACGGTTCAGTCGCCATGCAGAAGCCCCTCTAAGTTGAGAGACCCTTATATACTCGCTGCGATGTTAATGCCAAGGCCTGTGGCCGAAACCTGACCAACCGGGCTTGGAACGGCAAAGGCATTGGGGCCATTGAGAATACTCTGACCAGTCTGGTCAAGCACATCCATGGCGTCAAACGCGATCGCATCCGTGATCGGACGGTTGGCGGCAATAGTCTCGTTGAAGTCACGCGCCACACAGCCGACATAGGTAAATTTCACGATGTTGTTGATGCCGTCCAGCACCGTGATATTGAACTGATTGTTGGCGATGATCGACGCAAACGACACGTTGTTCTGAATGACGTTCTCACCCACGCTAGTAAGCGCGAAGTTGTCGATCGTGATATCCGGCGCGATTTTGAGCTGCTGGATTTCTTGCGGCTTGGCCGAACCAACGCCGTACAGCCCTTCGGTGCCAAAAGCGAATCTGTGACTCGTCGTCTGTGCGAAAGCGATCGGTTGGTCCCCGATGAGCACCACAACACCGTTGGCGTTCTGGGCTCTGTAGGAGAGGGTTTGCGGATTAAAGCCTGGCATCTATCTCTCCTTACGACGACGCGCTGATCGTGAACTGGGTCGGCAGCACAGTCACATAGGCCGTGATAAAGCGGTTCTGTCCGACAAACATCACTGACACTGACACCGCAGCAAGCTGTTGCGTGCCGTTGTAGACCAGCTGCAGAGTCGTCGGGTCCCAGTTGACCAACACGCCATTGGCATTGCCGCTGTTGTAGAGCAGCGCATTGAGCGTGGTCTTGACCGCCGTGAGGATCTTGCTCTCGGTGATCGGGTCTGCGATCGTTCCCACATACGGGTTGGTCGCGTTGACGATCGAATAGGCCAGATAGGCCCGGCAGGCGATCTGCTGATTGAAGACATTCTCGGGATTGGCATCGGTCTGCCAAGTCGTGAGATCCGAGACGATGGTTGGGACCCCAGTCTGTTGAGGGATGTAAATCGGCATAACGCCAGACTGCTGCAACTGATCGATCTGACTGATGGTGAGATTGACCTCCACACCCGTACCCGTGAGAGCCTTGTTGGTGAGGGGAGTTGCAACCGCGTTGCCGGTTGCCATACCGGCCGCCGCAGCGGCGACGTACAACCCGCCGTAAAGCGTGTTGAGGCCAGTCGTGGTCGAAACCGCCCAGATTCCGGGATAAGCGTAAGTGGTGTATTTGGAATCCTGCGCCTGGGCATTGGCCACGGTCGTCGCAACCGAGTCCCCAACGGTCGATCCGGTGAAGAATCTGCGCCATTTGCCGTTGACGGTTTCGCTGGCGGTAATGGCATGCTGCGTGCCCAGCGCCATGACGCCCGAGGAGTTGGAGTCGGCAAACACCGACCAGCCAGGGATGCCAAGCGCGACGTTGAAGCCAGATGCATAACCCGAAAGCGTCGGAGGCACGCTGGTGCCACTGACAAAGGGCGTAAGTGGGATGTTGGTAGGCGCCAACGCGGTCGAGGAGGTGACACCCGACACCAAGGTCGCGGTTGCCAACGATCCCGAATTGTTGTTGACCCAATAAAGGATGTCACCAAGCGTCGCGGTGACGTTGACAAACGGTGCTGGAGCGCCGGAGGCAAGAGCCACGTTGGTGGCGCTGTCCAGATACGTCGATGGCAGGGCGCCATTGCCAATAACACTGGCGTTGTAAAATCCGGTGCCATTGAGATACTCGGCAACCTGTTGAATCGTCCCATAATTAGCCGGATTCAACGGGATGTTAACCGATTCGCCTGCGTTCGGGCTGAGGGTCGCAAAGGTAGTCGCCACGCCGCCCGAAACCGTGACGTTGTAGACCACGCCGGTCGCCGCGCCGAGATACTGCAGCTGGAACGGAACGCCGAGATTGTTGCCGACTTCGGTCTGGTTGGCATAGCCATCGTAAAGCGTGACGGTCTTGCCGGCGAGAATGCCCGCCGCGACCGAGATCTGCAGCAGGTTAGAAGGCAGGCCATAGTTGGTCGAAAGCAGGTTGATGACGCCTGAGGTGCCGGACAGCAACCGATACTGCGATTGCGTGTTCACGCCGCAGTTGATGAAGGTGATCTGCTGAGCACCATTAAGCTGCGGAGATGGGCTGGTCAGGAATGGCACATAGCCCGACGCGGGGCCGCCGCGAATGCCTGACAGCAGGTTCTGGGGGGTGTCGTAGGTCACAGGAACGAACGGCGCTTGGCCGTAACCGTACCCGATGAAGATCAGCGGCGGGGTTGTGGGAGGCGCTGGAAGCGTCTGGGAGACGTTGTCGGCATAGTAGGCGCCGGGGAGAATCAGCGTCTGACCGTTAAACGGGATGTTAAGATTCGGAATTGTCGCCTCCATTGGCAAACACGCCGAACTCCGCATCGGCTGCTTTTAGATAAGCCTCATGAGCTTCTTGAGGCGTATGAAAGTAGCCGATGGTTCTTGCGCGACCGTTGACTCTGATACTTGCAGCCCACTTCTTGTGCTTATTACGCGGTGCATAATGCGCGCCTTTTAGACCGCTAAGCGCGCCAAGACCGCCACGGTTTGCGCCATTTTGAGAAGCATTCGCCTCACGAAGATTGACCCAACGATTGTCAAGCTTGTCTTGGTTTTCGTGATCAACCATATCGGTTGGCCACTCACCTTTCACATAAAACCAAATTAGGCGAGAGGCTTGGTATTTGTGGCCATCTATCTGGATCTTTAGATAGCCGTTTGAAGCGACTGTGCCAGCAGCATCGCCAACTTTTACACCGTTAGGACGCCATACCTTCCAGCGGAGGACCCCAGAATCGGGGTCATAGGAAAGCAAGCTTTTCAGCCGCTCCTGCGTCAATCCCGTATCCTTGTCAACCGCCCGCATGGTCTTACGCCTCGCGCTTCTTCATGGCGTTGAGGATCACGCGCCACTCGCTGGGGGTATGGGCCTGGCCCGCGTAGTCCAGCTTGAGCAGCTTGGACCAAACTTCCTCATGCGTTTTGCGCAGACTCAGCACAAACCGCTGTAGCGGAATGGGAAATTCCTGTTCGTCATCCATTGCGACCAAATCCCTGCAGGGGCCTTAAGCCATGATTTTACAGGGTGAGATCGAAATTATACTATAGCGGGGTCTTGAGGATTCTCAGGTGCCGCTGACGGGCACGGTGATCACGTCCACCGCGTTGTCGCTGGTGACGGTGGTCTGAATGGTCTCGATCAGGCCGGTTGGCGGGTAGATTCCCACATTCAGGGTCCCTTCGAACTGGAGAATCGCCTCGGAAAAGTAGAATCCAGGCCCCATGCCGGTTTTGTCGTTGGCGACCTGGCCAGTTGAAACCTGCCATTTGTGGGTGACGTCCAAGCCTAAAGGCTGCAAAACCGGGCCGTAAATCGCCTCGAACATCCCTATAAAGGCCATTTTAAAGAAGTCGCGGGTGAGGACATTGTCGGCCAGAACGCTAAGCCGAAAGATCCGGTTGGCGAACCCAGTGATGGTGTAACCAGAAGATGCCGAACCGGCTAAGATCGCCGCCTGAGGCGGCTGCATGGGAACAGACTGCCCAATTGGCACCGCGGCCTGTTGGGTAAGATCTTCGTTGATCACCACAAGCGGGAGGGGGATTTGTCCCCCCATAGGCATGGCGTTTGTGACTTGAGGCTTTTTGACGCCGGATGGGAGGGTGAGGCTGTTGATCGTGGCCTGCGTCAACCTGATCATGATCTCAAGAAGTGGCTCGACCGAAACTTTAAGCTCAACGGCCGGCTGAATAAATGGAGTTGTGGTGGTGCCGTTTTCATCTTGATATTGATATTGATAAAGCGAGGCTGGGTTTAAAGGCCCCGGCAATCCATCTCCAATGTCGAGGTAGTAACTGACGGGTTGACCGGAATAGATCTGGGAAAAGGCTTGCCCAGAGACTGCGCGGGAGAGAATCGCCGTGCCAGAAGCCGCGCCGCTAACCGAGAGCGCGATCGCGCCGCCTGTTGGGATGAGCGAGGGTGTGACTCTGGGAGCGGCCATGGCGTACCATAGCAGGCCACGCGAAAAAGGTTAAGCGCGAGAGTCTATTAATGGATGCTCTTGTTTTGTCCAACCGACAATCTCGTCGAGCGCGGTTGTTAAGCTTCCACGGCGCTGAACGATTCCGCCCTGCATCATCCAAGGCTTTGGCGGGACATCAGGCCCTATCACGATGCGGATAGGCTTGCCATGGGCAATGGCATAGCCAACCTCTTGAGAGGCGCCTTCCAGCGCATCGCCAGGCTCACCAAACATGACAACGACGTCGGCATTTCGAATGTCGATGTAGTTTTCCTGCTGCCAGTAAGCGGCTGGCTTGGTGTCGTTCTCGGACAGATTCGAGGTTTCCATCCAACGCGAGATCGCGTGAAGGCCGGCATATCTTGGATCACGCAGCGTGTTCTTGAGAAGCTCCGCATGATGCCGCTTGCTGGCGAAGTAGATCTTGACTGGAAAAGGCATTAAGTCCCCTTGAGTAGAGCTCGAATTCTGACACAGACATTGAAACGCGGTCGTTGAGGATAGTGACTCTTTTATAATGGCCAGAGTCCTGAAGATATTTTGAGTATTTCAAAGCGTGCTTGATTAAATCGGTTTGGATGCTGATGTCACGCCCAGGAAGCTCGCATGTGATCACGAAGCTCATCTCATTATCGCCTTGTACTCTTCACTGTCGAGAAGAACTTTGGAGAAGTAGGCGCGCGACCAGTCAACACGTTGTTGACCAATCATTTTTTCGAAAACCTTCTCGTGATTGGGAAAATGTTCAAGCTTGACCTCGTCGGCGTGCTTTGAACAGAGCTTGAGTTGTTGAAGAACCCCAACAAACGGTTGATCGAGATCGGTGACGATTCCCTTCAACGGGACGTTGAGTTTGATGCCGTGGGTGGCTTGTTCAGGACAGCCTGTCTTTATGCAAAAGACTTTCATGACATTTCCTTGGACAGAATCTCTGTTAGTTCTTCGTCGGTAAATGTGTAGTTGAACAACATAACTGGGCCATTTTTACTGTGAATTTTATCCTTAAACCCTTTGAATGTTGCCGCGGCGACGTATCTTCTTTCTTCTTCTGTGCCGCCAACTAATTTGTAATTTCCACGATCGTCACCTTTTACACTGACATCTTTTATAGACATTAAAATCAGCCTCTCAAAAGATCCGCCAAATAAGACGCAGGAGACCACGCAGGCATCGCGGGAATAACCCACGAACCGACATTTTCCGGTGTTATTTTAGATGGGACTCTCGCGAATCCGTTAAAACCTTCAGCCCTTGAAGCAGCCCATACGTTATTCGTGCGCCCAGCAAATGTCGAGGACAAAATTGGTGCTCCAGCGCCGCGATGCATGGGATAGACGCGACCGCCTGTTAACTTTTCCTTCAAGTCAACCGCGCCGTGGCCTTCTTCCAACCATTTCGATTCCGGCGCGAGCGCCTCGTCCGCGATTACCGCGACTTTTGCAATGCCACGGCCTTCGAGTCTGATCGAAGACGCATAACGGCCGGTTGGATTTTCAATTCGATGGCCGTGGATCTCATCCATGCCAAGCGCAAAGCCGATCCACAGCTCCATGATCGCATAACCGGCTTCGGTTACTTCGGCAGGACTCAAATCGGTGTAAACGTCATACGTTCTCATGATACATTAGGAACGAGTCCACGATTACGACACTCGTTTAACACAGCATCGGTCGGCCCGTTGATCCAAAAACTTTCAAACATCTCTTCAGTAACGAATTGATCTTCAGGAATGTCATTGTAAATTGGTTCTTGTCCAGGCTCGACGATGATTATGCCTTTATCGTTCATGATGTTTTTCTCGCTGAGAAATCTATCATGCCGATGCTTCCAAGCCTCGCAAATTGGGCAGTATTGACCATCGTTTTCTGGCGGCCCTTCGCCCATAAGATACAGTCCTGCCATTTCAAGACCCTTTGACCAGATCATGTTGTTGCAGACCATCAAAGGGTCATAAGGAGGCTCGCCGCCTTGTAGCTCGTCGAT